GTGGTGAGCGCGCGGCGCCGGACGGGGCGCCCCCAGCGGTCGACGAGCTGCGGCCTGCCGGTCATCGGACGTCCTCCGTTTCGTGGTCCGCGGGGCGCGGCGTCAGCGCGGGGTGGGCGAAGGCGCTCGCGACCACGTGCCGGACCGCCGCCTCGACCGCGCCGTGCAGGTCGAGCAGGCCCTCGTAGTCTTCCGGGGCCTTCAGGTGCCGCTGCAGGTGGTCGAGCACCTCGGAGGCCCAGAGCGTCAGCTGGTCGTCGTGGCAGACCGCGGCCGCCCGCAGCTCGGCCTGCGGCACGGGCAGGGCCTCGCCCGGTGCGAACCGGCAGTCGCGCAGCCGGAACCAGCGCAGCGCGCCGCGGTCGAGGCAGGTGGCGACCAGGCACCAGTCGTCCTCGCCGTGCCACTCGCGCCCGCCCCAGACGAGGAAAGGCCGGCCGGCGCGACGCATCGCGACCTCGCCGCGGTGGTTGCGGTAGGCGAAGGCGATCACGTCGGTCATGTGACCTCCCATCGGATCAGGACGCCTCGGAACGGGAGCCCCCAGGTGGCGTCGAACCACCTGGTCAACGATTCCCAGCTTTCGAAGCCGTCCGATCTGGCGAAGAGATGTCGCGCGCTTGACCTTAGCTCGACCGTCTCCAAGCCGTCTTCGGCTTCCAGGGTGAGGAACTCGGGGGTGATGCCGAGGCGGCGAACTTCCGTGCAGCGGGCGCGGGCGAGAAGGCGGCACCTGGACGTCCGCATGCCGGTGTACAGCTGCAGCTCGTCCCCGGCCCGGAAGGGCCGCGATCGCGGGCGGCGGATCGTCTGCGTCTTGACCCCGTCGGCGACAAGTTCGGCGAACTGGCTTTGGAAGTTGATCGCCACCATCAGATGCCCCCCCTCAGCCCCGCGCCCGCGGGCGCCTCCCACCAGCGGCTTTCGCCGCGCTGCCAGTCTGCGGAATGGTCGGGCCGGTCGAAGAGGCGGCCCTCCGCCCTCCGGTGCCGGTGGATCGGCGCGCCGCGCCAGCCGAACTCCTCGGCCGGCATCCGGCTCGCCCAGTGCGCCAGCGCCAGGCCGATCGCGAAGTCGCCGTGCCGCCGCCTGTCCTTCGCGCCGGTGCGCAGCGGCGGCACCCGGGGGATGCCGCGCACCACCTTCACGTCGCGCAGGTCGACCAGGTGGGCGTCGTCGCGGCCGAGCGCGATCATGTCGTCCTCGAACGCCTGCTTGAGCGGCGGCATGTTCACCCGGTACCACTCCTCGGTGAACTTCACGGGGATGATCATGCCGGGCCCGTCGTCGGCCTCGCGCAGGCCGAACAGCCGCCCCATGTCCTCCGCCACCGTCCAGCCCATGCCGGTGGCGTCGAAGGCGGCCGCGATCATGCGCTCGCGCAGGTGGCTCAGCACCATCGCCACCGCGCGCTTCTGCTCGTCGCCGGGCACGCCGCGCATCTCCAACGTCAGGGCCAGCCGCCGCCGCAGGGTCGGCTCCACCGCCAGGAGCGGCAGCACCGACAGGTCCGCCACGCGGGCGAAGTCGAACCCCGCCGCGTAGCGCAGGCCGAGGTCGAGCCCGCCCAGCGCCTCCCGGGTCGCCTCGAAGAACGGGGCGGTGAGGGCCTGCTGCTCGAGCTTCGTGCGGTGCAGGTAGTCGGGCGGCAGGTCGAGGCGCAGCACCGGCGCGTCGGCCGTCATCCGCGCCTCGATCAGCGGGCCGGGCAGCCAGGCGCCCGACGACAGCGACGGCACGCAGAACAGCTCCTCTTCGGCGCCGTCCCCGTAGAAGTCGACGATCCCCTGGCGCCAGGCGGCCTCGGCCTCGGGCGACCATTCGGCGCCGGTGACCAGGGCGATGCGCTCGTAGAGCCCGTCGCGCAGCGCCGCGTCGAAGTCGATGCGCAGGTGCGCGTATGGCTTCTGGCCTGCCAGCACGTCCTGCACGAGCCCGTTGAACGGGTTGTCGGCGCCGTCATGCGTCGAGCAGACGATCACCTGGCCGCCCCACATCAGGAAGGCCAGCGCCGCCTTGAGCAGCTCCGGCAGGCTGTCCACGAAGGCGGCCTCGTCGATCACCACCACGCCCTGCTTGCCGCGCAGCGCGCGGGGCGCCGAGCTCAGCGCGATCACCTCGAAGCCGCTGGCGAAGCGGATGCGGAAGGCGGCGATCGCCCGCTCGCCCGTCTCGTCGCGGTCGGGGAAGATGGTCTCGTCCACCGCGCCGGCCGCCTGGCCGAAGGCGCGCGCCCACATCGCGCAGGCGTCGATGAACTCGCGGGTCATCTCCTGGGAATAGGAGATGTACATCGCGTCCATGCCGCCGGCCGCGCGGCTCTTGGCGGCGCGCAGCACGCAGTAGGCCGCCAGCGCCCAGGTCAGCCCGATGCGCCGGCTCTTCTCGACCACGAGCACGCGGGTCGCGGCGCTCTCCAGCAGGCGGACCACCGCGGCCTGGTAGGGCAGCAGGACCCTGGGCAGGCCGACCTCGGCCACGACCCGGTCGATCGCCGCCGTCGCGTCGGCGCGCAGCCGGGCCCATTCCTTCTCGGTGACGGGGGCGGTCACGCGTCAACCGCAGGCGGCAGCGGCTCGTACGTCTTCCGGATGACGCCGTAGCGAGGATGACCCCGCCAATGATGCCGCCGCCAGACCCGTCCGGTCCTGTGGTTCATCCAGTGGCCCCGAACGAAATGGAGCGGAAGGTTCCGTTCATCTCCGTCGCCCCCCGTCGACGCGGAAACTTCAATTCCCGGGGTCCACCGATAGACGTAGGACTTCGACCGGTCCTCCCGGCCCAAAGCTTTCGCTGCCCGACGACGCTCGGATCGAGGTGGGGGCGCGCCTACAGCGAGGGTCGGTTCGGCCATGAGGGAAAGGAAGAGGTCGATCCCGACCAACCATGCCAGGCGGTCCGGCCTGCTCGAAAGGGGGTGGCTCATCTTGGAACGAAGAAGGGTCGCCTCCTCGCCGGCGAGGTCCTTGAAGAGCGGCTCCCACTTTGCCAGTCGAGGCAGACCTAGGAGAACCAGAAGCCCCTCGTCGTGCTTCATCACGACCGTGCAGTAAGGGAGGCCCTCCACCTCAATGACGACCGTGTCGGACGGCAGGTCCCACTGAAGGTCGAGGGCATCGGACTTGCCGAGCGCGTCCTTCGTGAGGTCGCCGAGCGTTTCATACATCTCTGAGGTCATGCGGGCATGCACGCAGTCATCGCTCGCCAGGGTGCGAACGATGGCATCCTCGCTGAACTTCAGCATGTCGATTGTTGCAGGTCCCATTACCCCTCCACCCCCAGGATCAGCCCATAGATCGCCTCGATCGCCGCGCTCATCGCCCCTTCTCCCGGTCCGCCCGCGCGGCGCGCAGCTCCGCCTCCAGGTTGCGGATGCGCGCGTCCGCGCCGCGCAGCGCCAGCTCCGCGCGGGCCAGCGAGACGATCATCGCGTCGTCGGCCTGCCCGCGCCCGCGCCAGGCCCGCAGCGTCTTGATCCAGGCCGACAGGTCGTTGGCGATCTGCGCGAGGGTGGGCGGCGACGCCATCAGCCCTCCCCCTCGCCGTCGACGGCTCCGGCCGGGGCCGCCCCGGGCGCCGGGGCGAGCGCGCGCAGCCGGTCGGCCGCCTGCAGAAGGAGGGTGCCGAGCGCCGCGTTCCCGTGGCGCAGGGCGAAGCTCGCCTCGACCTCCAGGTCCTCGACCAGGCGCGCGTCGGAGCGGGGCCGCGCCCTCACGTCCGGCCCTCCCGCACCCAACGCTCGCGCAGCAGGCAGGCCTCGAACGCCCAGGCCTTCGCCACCGCGTCCCGGCGGGCCATCTCGCGCCCCACGCCCTCGTCGAAGTCCTCCGTCCAGACGCAGGCGCTCTCGCCGGTGACGTGGAACCCGTTGACGAGCGTCAGGCAGCAGACGGTGAGCGTCGTGCCCGGGAAGTGGTGATAGGCCTCGTCGGCGATGCGGCTCTCGACCCGCTCCGCGTCCAGGCGGCGCCTCTCAGCCATCGGCAGCCTCCTCCCGCATGACGTCGCGCATGATCTCCAGCGCCGAGACGATCTCGTCGTAGGTGAGCCCCGCGTCCTGCGCCTCCGCCAGCAGCTCGCTGATCGCGTCCTCCAAGTCGGACTGCGTCATCCCAGCCCCCCGAGCCACGTCACCGCCTGCCAGCCCCAGACCACGCCCAGCCAGAGCGCGCCGGCCAGCGCGCCGAACACCACCCCGAACAGCAGCAGCACCGCCGCCCCGGCGAGCAGGTCGAGCAGGTACTCGCGCGCCGCCTCCTCGATCGCCCTCAACAGTCCCATCATGCGTCCACCCCCAGGATCAGCCCCTTGATCGCCTCGGCCGTCTCGACCGACATGCCCGCCTCGCGCACGGCCCGGGTGGCCGTCTCGGCGGCCTCGGCCTTGGCCGCCCGCGCGATCCGCGCCCGCTCGGCGTCGAGCAGCTGCTCGCGGATGCCGGCCGAGCTCATCAGGTCCTTCAGCATCCGCCCGAGGCTCATCAGCGACTTGGCGTCGAGGTGCTCGTCGGCCTGGCGCACCGACTGCATCATGTGCACCGCCGAGGTGGCGATCATCTGCATCAGGGTGCGGTGCAGGTCGCTCTCGGCCTCGATGTCCATGTCGCCCAGCAGCGTCTCGGCCATCGCGAAGGCCTCGCGCTGGTCCTTGAGCAGCTTCGAGTACTGCCCCACGGCGGTCTTGCCGAGCCGCAGGTCCAGCCCCTGGCTCTCGAGCCAGAAGTTGAGCTCCTCGGTGACCGCCACGATGTCGCCGAAGCCCCGCTCCGCCAGCGCCGCGCCGAGCCGCTCGCGCAGCTCGGCCGGTACCAGGTCGATCTTGCGCGGCGCGGGCATCTCAGATCGGGTCCCCGAACTGCAGCACGCCCGGCGCCTCGCGGAAGCCGCGGACGACGTCGGCGCCCTCGGCCGTCAGCCGCACCGCCAGCATCCGGCCCAGCGCCTGGGTGACCACCAGGTCCTGCTCCTCGAGCCAGGCGATCGCGGTGCGCACCTGGTCGCCCGAGGACGGGATGCCCATCGCCCGGCAGCCGTGCTTGAGCAGCTCGTCGGAGAGCTCGCGGCCTTGCGTCTCGTGCAGGTGGCGCAGGATCGCGAAGCGCCTCTTCTCGGTCTCGACCGCCATGATCGGCCATCCTTTCATTTCTGCTGGGAGGCGCGCAGCGCCGCCTCGTAGAGCGTGTGCATCTGCCCGCTCACCATGCGCATCTCGGCGGTGATCGCCCCGCGCAGCTCGCCCAGGTCCTGGCTCAGCGCCGCCAGGTCGCGCTGCTGGGCCACGGTCTGCATCAGCGCCTCGACGCCCTGGATCCGATCGGTCAGGCCGCCCACGTCGGCGCGCAGCTCGGTGACGCGCTGCATCACCTGCTCGACCTCGCCCTCGACGTCGTCGAGGCGACGGGTGTTCTCGCCCAGCGGCTCCACGGCGGCCGCGGTCACCGAGCGCGAGATCGCCTTGATCCGCCGGTTCCCCCACAGGATCGCCGCCGCCCCGCTGCTGACCAGCGCCAGCACGAAGCCCAGCACCAGCTCGGCCTGCTTGAGCGTCTCCAGCCAGCTCATGCCAGCCCCCCCGCCAGCAGCCCCCAGAGCGCGCCGAGCGCGACCATCTCGCCGCCGACCCGCGCCCGCGCCTCGGCCTCCGGCCGGGCCGCCTGGATCAGCGGCACGCAGGCCGCGTAGAGCGCGGCGCAGACCAGCGCCGACAGCACCGACGGCGCGGGATGCGCCTGCCAGAGGTCGACGCCGTGGGGCCGCAGCAGGCGGGCGGCGACGTAGTAGGCCCGCTCGACCGCGAGCGCCCCGATGGCCAGCGCCGCCACCAGCGCCAGGCGGTGCCGGAAGCGCGCCAGCCGCGGCGGCGGCACCATCGGCGCGCGCAGCACCCGCACCACCAGCATCAGCAGGATGACGAGCATG